TAGAAGATCGGACATCAGCGCCAAAATCGCATCACGATCAGCCGGAGTAAGCCTGGACCACCTGTCCAGCAATCGAAACGCCTCGCTCATCTCCCCTCCCTTTTTTCTCCATTGAACCACGCCAGCCAGAAAAGGCAAGAACAAAAGAGGAACAAATTCCTCGGCTTGTGAGTCATGGGGAAAGATGGAAGGAACGGAACAGCAAGAGAAGCGAGCAATAAACCACAGGCTTCTGCACCGCCCTATAAGTCAAGGCAGCGCTTAGACTTGCGAATCTTAAGTTTTTGATGAGACTCGGCTTTTGCCGATTCGGATTCCCCGAAAAGGTAAGCCGGCCCCGTGAATCAGACGGGAGCCGGCTTTGAGAAAACCACCGCATCAGGCGCGGGTGGAAATTTGTTGCAACGGGCGGACATTGTGTCCATTCGCTGCGCAAGTCAAGCCCTCGCCTGCTGCCTTTTCATAAGGACCAGGCAGATGATGCTTGATCGCAAACTGACGCCGGAGATGGTTCCGGTTATCAAACTGGCTCGTGATCTGAATTACAACTACGCACGCATTGCGGCGTATTATCAGATCAATCAGGGTCGGATAGCTGACGTGATGAAGGGGCGCAGGTTCCCTGACATTCCGCCAGCAAGCAAGCTCCCTGACGACTTCCCGCGAGCATAAGAGCACATTGGAGGCGGGCATTGCGCTCGCCTCCTTTTTCATGGCTAATCGAAAGCAGCCACAGGATCACCGCCCATGCCCCGCAAGCCCAAGCCTCCCCGCGAAGCGGCGTCACATCACCGGCTATGGTTCTTGCTGGCTGTTCTGGCGCTTCTCATCATCATCGGCACTTGGGCGCTGTAGGAGATCGCAGGGGATGACACGCAAGCTAAAATCGCCACGCGAACGCGCCGCACGTGCACTGTGCCATCTTTCTGGCAATCTGGAAGATATCCAGTTCGAGGGAAAGCCTATGTGGATGAGCTTTCTGGATGAGGCCGACGCAGCGCTTGAAGCCGCCCTATCCGCGGAGGAATGGGAGCGGATGAAGGCGGAGGGGCCATGAAAATCACCCTCACCCTTGCCGCCGACGAATCCATCGCCCTACGCCGCTTTGCCAATGAAATTGGCTGCTCGAACGAAGACGCAGCCAAGACCGCCCTACGCGACTGGCTGATAGGGCAAGGCTTGCTTGAACTCGCGCACGAGCTGGACGAGGATACGGAGACAGCGGGAGAGGCGTAGCGGTGCTGCTGGAGGAAAAGGAAGCGATTTTGCGGGGAGAGTGAGGGTATGGACGTAACTCTACGTTACCCTGTACAATTCAGCCGATTCTAACGCAAAACGCCGCCCCCCGGCCAAGGAAAGCGGCTTTCGCGAATGAATCAACCGCTTGGCTGGATCACTCTGCACACGCCAAAGATAGCTTCTTTGGTGGAGATTTCTAGCCAAGTTGGGCACCACCTCAACTTATTGAAAAGGCTAGAAAATATGTCTGATAAGACTGATTTGGTCACCGCCCCACATCAACTCTCATTCGATCTGGAGATCGTTGTCGAAGCCGAAATTGATGGCGTCGGCATGGGCGTTCTCGGAGACGGGACTCCCTTTCTCACCTTGCGAGGCCTCGCCCGAATGTGCGGGGTTGACCACACGACACTGGTCAAGCTCACGAACGATTGGGGAGCCTCGCCTACGAAAGCCCGCGAACAGAAAATCCGCGATCTGATCAAGGCGCAAGGCTTCGATGACACGGTGTTTTTTCACGCCGTCAAAAAGAACGGCACGATCCACCATGCGATCCCTGCCCATGTATGCATGGCCGCGCTTGAGTATTATGCGTTTGAGGCTGGGGCAGGGAACGCTCACGCCCTAAGAAGCTACAGGACGCTCGCGAAGAAGGGCTTCACCGACTTTGTTTATGCGCAGGTCGGGTATAATCCTGATGGCAAGGTTAGTCTCGCATGGCAGCAGTTTCACGACAGGGTCAGTCTCGTTGCGAACGCCGTCCCTGCCGGATTTTTCAGCGTCTACCAGGAAATTGCCGGCATGATTGTTCCTATGATCAATGCCGGAGTCGATGTAGGTCCGCATATCGTTCCTGACATCAGCGTAGGGCAACGATGGGGTAAACACTGGACATCGAACAATCTGGAGGTCTTGTACGGCGCGCGGAAGCCATACTCGCATGATTACCCGATATATTTCCCGCAAGCCGCGTCTAACCCTCAGAGCCCGTGGTGCTACCCTGATGATGCGCTGGGCGAGTTCCGGAAATGGTTCCGCAGCACATACCTCAACGCACATTTGCCAGATTATCTGAATGGTCAAGCGAGACTGGGTAAAGTTAAGCCCGCTATTGCTACCAAGGCAATTGAGGTGTTCAAGCCGAAGGCGATAACCACGACGGCAAAGTGAATCAAGGGCCCCGCTCCGGCGGGGTTTCTTCTTGCCCAAGGGAACCTTTACCGGAATGAGCGGTTACCGAAGTGGTGATATCCTTCGCCTCTCCGGGTAGAATCGTCCGGAAGCGCCGGTGCGGCGCAGAAAGACATCCCATGAAATATGTCCAACGAGTAAAAATGCCTCCTCTGTTCTGGACTGTGGGTGGGGCAGCCCTCGTAGCTATAATATATTTCGCCTGGCTGATCGGAGCCCATATGACATGGTAGCCAAGGCGGCCATTGGCAGTGACGCCACGCAGAGAGGCCCTATGGCGTATGGATTATGAGGCCGCGCGCAGAAAGCGGCACGCAAAAAAGGCCTTGAAGGACAGGCGCGAACTCCTGTAGCGCGATGGCCCCGCCCAAGCTGGCGGGGCTTTTTCAAGATTCGCTTATACGGTGGCTATAGCGTACACTGCGATATCGGCAGCTTCTGATACGGGCGCTGCCGCGTGAGGCTTGGCAATCCTTAGCCCCGACAAAGAAAGGAGGACGCCATGTCCTCCACCCACCAACAGCATCTTACCCCTGAAAACATGTTGATGATCGAAGGCGTTCTCGCGCGCGTCCGATCCCTGTATAATTTAAAGCAGGGGTCAACCGAAGAGCGCGACGCTGCCGCCGTCATGATCGGCGAATTCCAGATCGGAAACACGACGAAAGTCGGCCTCTATAATATCTTCCTCGGGCCGACAGATACCGCATTGCACGCCAACCGAAAACGCCAGATGCGCCTGTCGTTACAGCGCTGGGAAGATGAAGGCGGGGCAATGTCCCGCGCTGCATAGGCTAGAGCCGCCCACTTATTCAAGCGGGACCCGGAACATCAGCCCGCCCTCACCCGGCGGGCTTTTTCGTGGGCGGATTATTCGAGATCGATGACGGAATGAAATGCGGTGATCGAATAGGCCGCGATACGGTCACCGAGCTTCTGAACGGCGACGTCCACAACGAATCCGCGCTTATAGACGTTCTCATCAGCATCTCGAATTTGTTGCCGCATTTCCTGCTCAACAAGCTCGGACGCGTACATGACTGCCTGATCCTTTGGAGATATCTCCTGCACCCGGACTCGCTCACCTGATCTCTTGTTGATCGCGGCGTCATGGACGTCCGTCCTAGTATAGACGAGCAAGACGCGCGGGTGACTATTTGTTTCCGGCTTCTGAAGCTCTTTCTTGCGGTCCTCAATGTTCTGCTCTGCCGCACGAGCCTCAAAAGCTGTAAACTTGAACCCGCTTTTGGCCTTACGCTCGTCACCTTCGAAATAGGCCACCTCAAGCCTATGAGACGCGTTAGGATCAGCAACAATCGACCGGACTGTCTTATGAAAATCGTTAAGCTGGGCTATATTTTCCAGCTCGCCTTTCGGAATATTGTTGGTGATCAGTGCCTTGAGCCGTCCGCCCCACCTCCTGACGAAATCTTCCAGGAGCATGATTTGCTCTACGCTGTGGACGGCTGTGCCTGCAATTGCCACCGCTGCTGGGATCAGGCCAGAAACTATGTCCGCCTCGACGCAGCCGTGCCGCACCTCGCGGACATACATCCGAGTGTCAGCCCTGACGCCCGGATAGGTCTCCGAAACGTATCTGTCGAACTCGTTCGCAATAGACGTGAACGCACCGACGAAATCGCCGAGTTCAATCGGCTCGTCAGTGTCCAACTTCAACGTCAGATGTGCTTTCTGCTCCCCCATCACGTCAGAGTACTTTCTGTGTGGCATTTGTCTATCTACCATCCAAGGTTTTTGACCGTAGGAAGCCTTGAGCCCCGAACATAGGAGGGCTAAGCCCGCCGTCTTTCGACGTACAGGTTAGCCCCTATGCCAGAGTGATCTTGACCGCCGGAGCCGCCCGTCACCCCTTCCGACTGGCTAGGTGTCAGCCCGCCAACCTCGATCGCACTGTTTCGTCGCCCTGACAGGCCACGGCGGACACCCCTTCGATCTTGCGGAGTGGGGCTTGATTGCGTCCGCGCCCGGTGGTAATCCGATACCTCTTTCCTAGAGGTGGGGCCGCCACCGTCTTCAACCTTCCGGCCCCGTTTGCACAGCCCCGGTTCACCGCCGGGGCTTTTCTTTTGCCACGTGATTCGCGGCGGGGCAAGAAAAATACACGCTTTGGCGTGAATGCCTATTGCAATGCACGCTATTGCGTGTATATTCATCCCATCACCCGGCGCACGAAGAAGCCTTTCAGCCGATCTGCACCGGACGACAAAAGGATGGATGGAGAGAGATGATGGCGACGATCAACCTGACGAGAAGCAACCGGGCAATCGGGCTTTTTAACGAGCTTGCCGATCTGATCGCTCAGGAAGATTCCAGCCTTGAACTCTGGAGGATCGAAAAGTCTCTTCGCTCCGCTGCCGGAGAAGCCGCCTGCCGTGCTGCCGCTGTCGAGAGGCAGACGCATCAAATCGCAAAAGCGGCGCGTGAACAAACGGTTTCTCGCAAGCCTGCCAGCGCGCGCATCGCCGCGCTTTGTTCGCGGTGCTGACGGGGTCGCGCCCTGAAAGCCAGTGGGCCGGTAGCGCCGGCCCCCTCTCCTGAGCATGAGACGAAACTGCTCATCGGATTTCAAGCAATCGCCGCCTGACAGGAGGCCATCATGAACGCCTACACTCAGCAGTTTGCAGCTTCGTGCGGATACATCGGCAACAGCCCCGCCATGCTCGCGGCTTTCGAGGACATTCGCCAGTCCGGCATTCGTGCAGCGCGCAAGGCTCATTATGAGCGCGTGAAGCTGGTTGATGGCTTCGTTGCCGATCCTGCTTCCTTCTGGGGCTACATCAACCAGTTCCGCGTCAACCCGCTTCTGACGACCGACGAGGCAGTCGAGTTCTGGGCGAACGAGGCCGAGAACCAGCGCGTTCTGCGTGAGGCAGGGCACTGGCGCTATGACGCGGCCAAGCTTCGGATTGCTGCCGAGCGTGTCGCCATCGCCCGATATTTCCGGCGTTTCGGTGCCCACATGTGGCAGCGTGAAGCGAGGGTCGCGTGATGACCGTAGATTCCTCAGTGAAGCGCTTCGAGCTTCCCGATAATCCCAGCGACGGCGCGGCCATTGATCTGGTCCGCATTCATGGCCGGACGCACCGGGGCGGCGACTTCAATCTTGCCCTGACCGGATACGGGTTCGAGGCGTCCCGCTACCTCACTCGCGATGAACTGTCCGATCTGCGCGACTGGATCACCCTCGCGTTAGCGCAGGAGGATGCGTGATGCCAGGCCTTCCCCCTCAATTCTTCCCTGCCTTCACGCTGTTCTTTGTTGCAGCAGTGCTGATCGTGGGATCGCTGGAGACGCCGATATGACCAAGATCAACGATGGTGGCCCGGCGTATCCGTCTCATGCTGGCGACCCCGAGATGACTGACCCCCGCAACCGTATTTCGTGCGGCGGCTTGAGCATACGCGACTACTTCGCCGGTCAGGCGCTAGTCGCCATCATCAAGGCCGAAGAATCCGCCGATGTAGATTCGATAAAGGAACGGGCCCGCATACGGCAAAGAAACCATCGCGCAAAATTTCGTGATGCAAAGCGCGCCTATGCCGTTGCCGACGCCATGCTGGCCGCCCGTTCGGAGTCAGGCCAATGAACGCTCACACCCGCCTCCCCGACGACGCATGGGCAAGTGAGCAGGTGCAGGCAGCCGGCTTCATTGAGCGTCAGGCACGAAATAGCTTCCGCGACCTATGCCGCGTATACGGCTTTGGCGGCGCTCGCCAGATCATCGCGGAAATCATCAACGACGAAGCGGAAAGGAAGGCAGATGTCTAACACCGCCATTGATATTCACGAGCCGCAAGGCCGGGAAGTCGCCTCTCCCGCCCCTGAGATGATTACCCCCATGACGATGATCGACCGGGCGCTTGTGACTGGTGCTGCTCCCGAGACGCTGGAACGGCTTCTAGCCTTGCAGGAGCGATGGGAAGCCAATCAGGGCCGAAAGGCTTTTGACGAGGCGATGGCGGCGGCAAAGACCGAGATCCCAACCATCCGGAAAAACCGGACGGTTGATTTCACGTCAAGCAAGGGACGGACCCACTACAAACACGAGGATCTTGCGGAGATCGCCGCGACGGTCAACCCGATCCTGGGCAAGTTCGGCCTGTCCTATCGCTTCAAAACGACGAACGCCCCGAATGAGCCGATCACGGTGACGTGCATCATCACGCATCGGATGGGCTATTTCGAGGAAACGACGCTTTCCGGACCGCGCGACGACAGCGGCAACAAGAATGCTCTCCAACAGGTCGGGAGCACCCTCACCTATCTCCAGCGGATGACCCTCAAGGCCGCATTAGGTCTGGCAGCAGCAGAAGATGATGATGCTCGGTCTTACGGCAAGACAGATCAGCAACTTCGCACGATCAGCGAGGATCAGCAGATTGGATTGCGTGAAGCTCTAGAGGCCAGCGGCGCAGATGAGCAGCGCTTCATGAAATACTGGAAGCTGGAAAAGCTTTCAGACATGCGGGCTGCCGACTTCGATGCTGCCATGGCAATGCTCAAGAAGCGTATGGAGCAGACCCATGGGTGAGATTATTCAAGGCAGCGCCGAATGGCATGCAATCCGCCTTGGTCGTGTCACAGCATCCCGTGTTGCTGACGTGATTGCCAGGACAAAATCGGGCCCAGCAGCATCACGCAAAAACTACATGGCCGAGCTTGTGCTTGAGCGCCTGACAGGGGCGCAGGCCGAGGGTTTTACAAACGCCGCAATGCAGTGGGGCATCGATACTGAGCCACAGGCACGGATTGCCTATGAGTTCCATCGTGACATTGACGTCGCTGAGATAGGCTTTGTGCCTCATCCGACCATTGCCGACACCGGAGCGTCGCCTGACGGCCTCGTCGGCATGGATGGCCTTGTTGAAATAAAATGTCCGCTGCCGGCGACCCATATGGAAACGCTGGATAGCGGCAAGGTTCCAGCAAGATATCTCACACAGATGATGTGGCAGATGGCCTGCACTGGTCGCCAGTGGTGCGATTTTGTCTCGTTCGATCCGCGCTTTCCCGCGCACATGCAGTTTTTCTGCGACCGCGTGAAGCGCGACGACGACATGATCCGCGACCTTGAGGCGGAAGTCACCGCCTTCCTCAATGAGCTTCGAGAAACCGTAGATCGCCTGCGTGCGAAATACGAACCCGCAACCAGCGAAACGGATGAAACCGTTCTCGCGATGATGGCAGGCTAAATATGACCCAGTACGACAACACCAATCGCGGCACTATCGCGAAAAACAACCGCAAGGAACAAGACACCCACCCGGATATCGCCGGCTCGATCAATGTCGCAGGCGTCGATTACTGGATCAATGGCTGGCTGAAAACGAACAGCCAGGACGGCTCCAAGTTCTACAGCCTCACGGTCAAGCCGAAGCAGGAACGAGCGCAGCAGATCGTCAAAGAACAGCGCCAGCAATCCTACGCCGAGCAATCAGGCGGATCATACGCCAACGATCTGGACGACTCCATTTCATTTTGATCCCGGCGCATCCTCCCGCGCTAACCCGTCCCGCTGTCCCAATCCAGTACCGAGTATGGGCAGCGGGAAAGACCAAGGAAAGAGACATGGTTCAGCGTATCATCAAAGACAGCGATGACCTTGCCTTGCTCAAGGTTTACCTCGACGGTCGGAAACTACCGCTCACGGTAGACATCACCGAGGGCCGGGATCGATCGAACGAACAGAACCGCCTCGCCTTCAAATGGTATATGGAAATCAGCGACCAGACCGGCGACGACCGGGAGGACGTGCGCGCCCGATGCAAGCTGGAAATCGGCGTCCCGATACTGCGCGAGGCGCATGAGCGCTTCAAAGCCACATATGACCGGCTGATCCGCCCCCTCGCCTATCAAGAGAAGCTCGAGCTAATCCGCGACACGGAATTGCCGGTCACAAGCCTGATGAACGTCACGCAGATGACCCGCTATCTGGACATCATGTTTCGTCGTCATGCCGAAAGCGGCATTGAGCTGACCATCCCCCCAGATCGCTATGCGTTCAATCCAGATAGCGAACGGAGGGCGGCGGCATGAGTGCCTCCGAGATGATCGCCGTGCGCATGAAGGAATTGCGAGCGGAGCGCAAGATCAGCTTGCAAGAACTTGCTGATCGCGCCGGAACGTCGAAGTCACACATCTGGTCCCTTGAGCAAGGCCGTTCGCGAAACCCGACAATCGAAATGGCGCTGTCCATCGCCAATGCGCTTGGCGTGTCGCTCGACTATCTCGCCGGCTTGTCCAACGACACCCCCGATCTGCACCCGGAGGCGCTTCGGATCGCCTGCGAAATCGACATGATTTTGCGGAGGGCATCATGAGCATTCTGTCCATCTTCACCCGCTCCAAACCTGCCGTCACCGTCCAGACGTTCAAGACGAAAAAGACCGACCTTGAGCGCGTCCGGGAAGAAAAGCACCGGCAGCTTGCGAAAGAGCTTGGCATGCCGTGGCCGATCGAAAGGAAGGTGCAGTAATGGCGATGCAACTGCGCAAGGCCCCGACCGCGTTCTCGCTACAGCCGACCGGCAAAGCATCAAAGCGCGTCGAGAAGCCAGCCTATCTCGATTTCATCCGCTCCCTGCCCTGCATCGTGACAAAGCGTGAGCCGGTAGAAGCCGCTCATGTTTCCTATGCGGAGCCGAGCGCCGGGAAGCTCGGACGCGGCAAGGCATCGAAGGAAAGCGATTGCTGGGCGCTGCCGTTGCACCCTGACGAGCATCGCCGTCAGCATTCCATGGGCGAGCGCGAATACTGGAAGTCAGTCGGCATTGATCCATGCGTGATCGCCGCATTCCTTTACGCCGCCTATCCGAACCGGGACCGGGCGATGCTCATCATCAACAATATCCAGCGCGGCAAGGTTTCGCGCCCCTCTTTCAACCCTCACACCGGGGAGGTGTATGACGATGCCTGAATTACAGCCATGCCCGTTTTGCGGATCCGGCGTGATTAATGATTTTCGTGACGATGAAGCAGGCTATCACGTAATCAACTGCGCGCAGTGTCTCTGTGAATTGCGTGCCGAAGATTACGACAAGGCAGCCGCCCATTGGAACCGCCGCAACGGCGAGGCAGATCGCGTAAATGGCGAATGGCGTGATATTCCTGCCAGCGATGTGGAATGGCGCATCGGGACCGATCGAGGCCGCCCCACGCCGAGAGCCATCTATCGGTTGTGCGCGCGAGGCCATGACGGCGAATGGGCTGACATTACACTAGGCCAGCTTGCCGACATGGGCGAGTATAGCTGGCTGCGCACCCCCGGTATCGGCAGTTTATCTGCCGCAATCATCAAGACAGTTATTGACATGGCGGCA